TGGTGTAGGTAGTCATTTTTTCAAAGTCCCAGAAAGTGAATGGAGAGAAGTATCTTTACTTCCAACCGAAAGATTTGTTGATAAACGAGGACAACCAGTATTCAAATCCAGAGTTTGGGATTATCCAGATAACCAATCGGCACCATAAATATGGCTACACCTCCAACTCTTCCGCCAGGATGGAAGCAAATTCCACCACAAACAAATTCTAAAGTAGGAATAGCATATACAACTACTGTACCAGATCCAAATAATCCTGGAAAAAATTTAATATTATACGCAGTAACAGATAAACAGGGAAATATCACAGAATATACTTATTACGATTCAAACAAACAACCATTATTCAACAAAACTAAAAATGGAGATCCACTCCCAGCACCTGGATCTAATCTATCAGCACAAGCTCAAACAAACTTAATAACTTTATCTACCACACAAACTACAGCACTAGCGACAAGTTTAGGAGGAACTCCAAATACAAAAACTATTCCAGGTTATCCTGGACCTACTGCTAATACAGGAATTTTCAATTTAGATCCAGACAAATTAAAAGATTATTTTAAATTTGGTTCCATAGATAAGAATTTAAAAGGAACAAATCTACAATACCCAAAAGATGCCCTCTATGACAAAACCCAAGACCACTTACAAATAGGACAATATCATTACCGACCACCAAAATCAGACCAATTATTCAGTAAAGCTGGAACAAACCAAATATTAACATCTGGTTTACAGAAAACTTCCGCATTAGCAGAATTTTTAGGAATTGTCAAATTACCTATGCCAAATAATATTTCAGATTCCAATAATGTTGCCTGGGGTGATGATAGTATGAATAATCTTTCTGCTGCTGCCACTGCTGATGTTATTCAAAATCTTGACACGTATTTAGTTGCTGCCGCCGGAGGGGGATTGGCGGGAGCATTTGCTGGAAATACAGGAAAAGGAATGGCATTAGGTGCTCAAGGAGCATTATTATATAAATTATTAACTGGTGGAGCTGCAAATTCACAAGCAGCACAAGCACTATTAAAAACTGCTGGTGCATCTAGAGTTCTTTCAATGGCTGGATTTTCAGTATCCCCAGAAAGTATTTTAGCAAGAGGATTTGGAGTTGTTCCAAATAGCAATCTTGAACTTCTCTTTAATTCACCAACACTAAGAGAATTTTCATTTCAATATAGAATGAGTCCAAGAAGCAAACAAGAAGCAACAGAGATTAATAAAATTATAAGATTTTTTAAACAAGGAATGGCAGCAAAAAAACAAGATGCAATATCAGGAAACCCACAATACGGATCTGCAGGAGCAGCATCATATTTCTTGGGAACACCAAATGTTTTTCAGTTGCAATATAAGACTACTGGGGGGAAAACAATCAAAGGCGTAAATCGTATCAAAACTTGCGCCCTAACTGGTTTTGCTATGAATTATGCTGCCGATGGAAACTGGGCGGCATATGATGATGGACAACCAGTATCTGTGATTATGAATATGTCATTCAAAGAACTTGAACCAATTTATGATACTGATTACCAAGAGACTATTTTTGACGGAAGAACATTTGTAGATAATACTAACAATTCTGGTGATCTTTACCCAATCACACCAGACGAGGTAGGATACTAAAATGGGTTATTTCAAAGAACTTCCAAATCTTCAATACTTATCACAACTGCCCGATGCAAGTTCAAACGAACAATATATTACAGTAAAAAATCTATTCAGAAGAGCAAAAATAAGAACTGACATAATCAATATCATTACTGCTTTTGATTATTATCAAATTCAAGATAACCAAAGACCAGAAATAGTTGCTTCAAAACTTTATGGTGATCCAGAACTTGATTGGGTAGTTCTAACCACAAACAATATTACAAACATAAGAGAACAGTGGCCATTAAGTAATGCTGACTTGCATAGTTATATGCTTGATAAATATGGATCCGAAGAAGCATTATCATCAGTTCATCACTACGAAACCACAGAAGTTAAAGATGAATACAATCGACTTGTAATGCCTTCTGGACTTAAAGTAGATGAAGATTTTACTATTTCATATTCAAAACTTATCAATGTATTTGTTACAGTTTCACCAGTAAAGCAAGTTACGAATTACGAATATGAAATTGATATTAATGAAAATAAGAGAAAAATTAGAATACTAAAACCACAATATCTATCAGTAGTTGTTACAGATTTAAGAAATATAATGAAATATGGTTATTCATCTGATTATATTAGTCAAACAAATAAATCAACATATAACCCAAGAATTACTGGGGTATAAAAACCCTACAGACAAAAAAATCTCCGATCAAAATGGCAAGTTTAAATTTTTTTGGTAAGGTAATTAAAAGTCGATTTTGAAAATCAACTTTCAGCTAACTTTTGAAAATAAGAAAGAGCATCATCGTCTTCATCTTCGTCAACAGAAGAACTAGATTTTGAGGACGAAGTAAACGTAGGCTCACTCTTTGTTAATGTCTCTATTTCTTCTTCCTCATCAAGTGTTTCTGGATCTTGACGCTTAGACGCACTCTTATTTCCAAGAACATATCCCAAACGCTTCTTCAAATCTTCATAAGATTTGAAGTTCTTTTCATCTGTAAATTCATTCAAATCGTGAATGGACTTATAGATTTCCTCAAGAGCATCATCATCATTCAAGAGAGGACCAGGTTCAGAAAACTCTGACTTATCATAATTCCAGTATCCTTCTACCTTACGAAGCTTCAACTTAAAGTTTGCACCTTCCCAGAAATCAAAAGCATTAATGGGTTTTTCATCATCAAACTCTGGTTGCATCGCAGCCATAATCTTATCAAATACTTTCTTACCAAACTTATAAAGAAATACCTTACCTTCATTTTCAGGAGCAGCAGGATCTTTCACTACATAAATGTTTGCGTAATAAGAAAGTTTACGCTTACGATCACGAACAATATTCTGATTATCTTTACTTCCAGTATTCCAAAGTTCACGATTTGCTTCACAAATCGGACATTGACCCTTATTAGTAGTTAGGCAGTTATCAATCAACCAACCACCAGGTCCTTGGAAGGCGTGAGACCAGACCTGTGCCCAAGGTAGATCACAACCAGCAGCAGCAGGAAGAAACCGGATTACAGCAGAACCAGTTCCACCTTTATCCATAGCAGGTTTCCAAAAACGATCATCATCCTTGGAACTAGTTTCGTTGAGTTTCTCAACTTGTTTAATGAGTTTCTCGGTCAAAGAACCCATCTTTGATTGCTTCTTTAAATCAGCAAATGACATTTGTATTCTCCGTATTAATTGTATTGGGATGTGTTTGACGTATCAAGTATAACACGCATAAGGTCAGTCGTCAAGGGTATTTTCAAGTCCTTTAATAGTTCCTTCGAGCATTTTGAAAAAAGCATCAAAACCTTGACTTTTATCAAATCCAAGAAGTTCAGCAGAATCAAGCATACGCTCTTTCATATCTACTGCTTCTGGGTCATCAGAAAGTGAAAGCCTAAAAATAAAAACTTTTTGTTTTTCTAGAAATTCTTTCATTAAATTCAAATGTCCCTTTCTTTGTTCTTTATCATAAAAAGGGACATACATCATTTCTTTAAAAAGTCTTTTCTGCATTTCTTCAAGTTCTTCCAAATTTGCTCTAACTACTTCTGATTGAAAAAACTTGCTCATAATACAATCTCCTTAAGTACATTTTTATACTTTTCTACATCAATATTTAGGAATGGTCTATATTTTCGAATTCTTAAACTTACAAAATTCCAAATCGGATCCGTAAGTTTTTTATCAAAATTCTTTACATATTCCAATATCATATCAAGAATGGTAATTGTTTCCAACGTAATACCCTTTTGTAAATACTTTTTCAATATTTCTGGATGATTACCTGTTTTGCAATCAAATAATTCTTCAAAGTTTTTTTTATGAATAAAAACTTCTGCTTCTGTTTTGAACAAATATGATAGGCTTTGGGTCTTCTTTAACCATTCCTTATACACATCTTCACCTTCACGAATAATATCACCAATCCATAATCGTTCTGGATCGCTACATTCTACAAAATTTGCAACAAAATATGCTTTGATTTCTTCGTCATTTTTTTGTCTCGATAATCTTTCAAAAAAGTACCTATCAGTCCTTTTATAAAAACTATCTTTAGACGCACGACTTCTTCCACAATACTTGTGGTAATCATAAGTTTCTTTTGTAAAATGATTTTTGAATGCTAAGTAAGTTTTATATGTTTCAAAATCAGTCACAGAGGCAATTTTGCTTTTGTGGTTTTCTTTAAGAAATTAAGTTGAGTTGCGTCATTCTTCAACTTTTCTTTTAGTGGTTTCGAAACTAATTTAGATATTGTATCAATCTCAATGCTATTATTTTCGCAATATAATACAATTGCGTCAATATAATTAACACTTGAATTTTTTACAATACCTTCAATTTCTTGTGCAAACTTTTGTGGGCACAGAAATTTATTACTTAATTCTTCTTTAATTTCTTCATTCATAGGATTGAAGTTTATCTCTAACAAATTCTCTAATATATTCGGTGAGTAACTTAATGTACTTTCCTTTGTCGTATTCTTCATAAATTTCACATTCTCCGTTTTCACAGGCCATTATGATTACAAATTTCTTTACCATTATACCAGTAATTTCATATAACATGCAAGCATAAGCAGCGCATTGTACAAAATAATGTTCGATCCACTCTCTTGGTTTAGGTTTCTTCGAAGTTTTGAAATCAATAATTGCTAATTCTTCATTGTATTCAGCAATACAATCAACAGTTCCAGCAATTCCGAGCACTTTACTATACAAAGATCGTTCAAGTGCGTGAATATTATTTATCTTATTCAAATAAGGTTTCGCAATTCCAAATAACATCTGCGAAATTGGAAGAACTTCAGAAGTAAATTCCTCATTCTTCAAATAATTTTCACTCAAAGTATGCATATCAGTTCCACGACTGGTTGCTTGCTTTGTGATTTTATTTGCTTTTTCTTCTCCTACTTTCTTTCTCCAATCAGCAAAGAACTGCCGATTTTTATGACTGGTTACAGAAGTAATGGAGACAAGTCGTAATAACTCATCTCCCTCTGGTACTTTATAATATCTTACACCATCAATTGTCTCCCTTTCAAGTTCAGGAAGATTTATATCAACATGAGTGAAGTTCACATTCCAGCTTCCATTTTTGCAAGAATATATTCCTTTACCATTCCTGAACGAACAATATCATTCACACCAAACTCAACAATATCAAAGGACGGCATTTTTTTCAATATATTCATAAAATCAACAATACCATTTCGTTCATTTGCTTTTAACAAATCACTTTGAGTTGCATCACCACAGAACATAATCTTTGTATTTTCTCCAACTCTTGTAATGATGGAGTCCATTTCATGAAACGAAAGATTGGAAAACTCATCAACTATAATAATACAGTTATCTAAAGTTGTACCACGAATGAAAGAAGTACTCCAAAAACTAATAGTTTCCTGTGACTTCAAATTACCATAAAGCATTTCAAAATCAGTATCAGATGGCATCTGAAACATATACTTTACCATATTCTTATAAGGAATTTGATAAAGTGATGCCTTATCGTCGTGACTACCTGGAAGAAATCCAATCTCTCTGGTAGGCACAAGAGACCTTACTAGATAGATTTTTTCGTAAGGTGTAACTTCAGAAAGAACATCTTTCAGAGCATTATACAAAACACAAAATGTTTTTCCTGTTCCAGCAGTACCATAAGCAACTAAATGCTTACCCTCTGCATAAGAAGTAAATAATCGTTTTTGATTTTCTGTGAGTGGTTCAATACTTAAAAGAAGATCTGTACCAATTGGTTTTCTTCTCTTAACTTGCTTCATTGCATTATCAATCCCGATGGATTGATTATCGTTGCTTCTTCTTTTTCTAGCCATTTATGAGATAGGTTTTACGTTTGATCCAGGCATTTTTCCCGCACGTTCCAAAACTGTGTTCCATGAGGGATTTCTACGAATAAGTTTATCTTTCCATTCTCCAACTTCTCCTACACCAGCAACACCAGCAGACCAGTCCTTGTCCCATTCGGGATTTTGTTCCTTCCACTTTACATATTCTAGCATCGTCATGGAGAGTTCTTTCTTTTCACCAGTTTCTTTATGAATTAATGGATATGTCGGCATTTGTTAGAATAATATACAAAAATATTTAGAATAGAAGTGAAGGTGGGTCATTACATACCCAATCAAGTGCCGAAGCAATCATAGGAAATTTATTTACAAAAATACACTTACAATTTTCAGCAATCTCCATATGCTCTTTTTGCGTCCCGTGAGCACTACGAAGGTCAATATAATGTATCCAGGATCTAATACTCCCAGACATATAGAGGCGCGTCTGAGTCGCTTGCGGAAGCACGAATCGAGCACATTCCTTCGCAACACCCTGAGCAAGAAGAAGATTGTAAATATTCAAACTTTCTTCAAAATGCTTTTTGATCATCAAACTCATAGTTTCTTTTAGATCACTTCCAAGATCATCTGTACTATTTTGTCTATTTTTTGTATCTTGTCTCCGCAGATCAGGTACAGGAATTTCAAGTTGAAGTTCTGTACTGTCTGCATACCTCTGACTGAATTGTTGAAAAGTAAAACTCCGATGACGGAGGATTTGCGTAGCAATCGCAAGCGAGGTATTAATCTCAACTGTAAGGAATGCATGTTCAAAAATGCTCCAATGTTGATTCTTAATACAATATCTAAGCAATCCTTCAAAAGAATTATTCTCTTGATTTTTTGGATTGCTTACACGAGCACAATAAGCAATATGTTTTTCTGCATCAGGAGTTGCTTGTATCAGTTTGACTGCTGGGGTCTTCATAATTTCCAAAACCTTTTTTCTTTTTGTTATATTTTTTTTGAGCAAGAGCAATCAAAGCACTATCAAGTGCTTTTTTCATATAAAGAATTTCTTCTTCAGAATATAGATGAGGTGTTTTAAGTGCCTTTTTAATCAACCGAATAGTTTCTTTATATCTCATCAATCGTCATCTTCGAATACTTCATCATAATCACGAATATCTCCAATATGTGGAGCAATATTTTCATAAGAATATGATTTTGTGTCTGAATAAACTTCTGCTTTTAGTGATTGAACAAGAAGTTCCATATTCTTAATTAGAATTTTAAGTTTGTCTTTGTTCATACTTTTTTAGAATATCTCGAAATAATTATACACAAAAAAAGAAAGGATGTCAATACTTAATAATTTCAAATATTCCATCTTTCTCTACAATCGCAGAACAAGTATCCGTCCAATCCCCACAACACATATACATTGTACCATTCTGTTCACGAATATTTGCGTGATGAATATGTCCTACAATCACTCCATCATAAGAAGCAAACTTTCTCACATAACGAATCAAATCCATTTCATAATTATCAATAAATCTCTTTCCTCTTGGAAGAGCTTTCAGAAAGTTTACCAAAGAAAATCGAATAGTTTTATTCAAAAAGTTATTCAATGGAGTGATTGTCTCATACCCCTTATTCATAAAGTATTGCTTCCAAGAACCAGAAGAGAACTCAGAATACATATCACCGTGAATACATAGAAACTTTTTATTTTTCTTACTGGTATGAATATACTCATCACAGATAACAAGATTATCAAACTTAAAAGATTTATTGTTTACATATTTTCTTGCCACTGC